CAACTCTAATAAATGCCCAACACCTTATGACATAATTATTTTATGTAGAAGCAATATTGAGTCTAAAAGACAGGCTTTACCAAAACCTAAAATTAACCCTATAAACAAAGAAAAGCTAAAAAAAGAGATGAAAGATTTAGCAAGTAAATTAGGATGGATCAAATGATAAATTACACACTGGACAGAAATAACATGGATGGTTTAATAGCAAAACTACAACAGCTAGACAAAGAGTCTTTATGGTCTGTCACTGTAAAACCTTACAAGTCTACAAGATCATTAAATCAAAATGATTTTTATTGGAAGTTGGTTGCTGAACTTGCAGATTATTTTGGCTTAAAATCAAGAGATGAAATGCACGAGGTGTTGTTGTATAAATTGCTGTCAGAAGAAAAGCAAATTAAAAATTTAAAAGTTATAACCATCGGCAGCACATCAAAATTAAATGTCAAACAATTTAATGAGTATCTTGAAAAAGTTAAAGATTTTGCAAGAGGTTATGGTTTCAAATTAAATGAAGGGGATGTTTAAATGAAAGGACAACAAAAATTAGAAATGTTTGATGATGAAGAAAGAAATCTTATTGAAACAACTTACACAAAAAAAATTGATGTTCCTTTGTACACACCAACTTACAAAAAACCTAGCATACACGAGCTTGCTGATTACGTTAAAACATCAAAGTTAGAACAGCTAATAAACGATTCAAATGTTTCTGATGAAGAAAAAAAGTTTTTAAACCATGCAGCACAAAGGCATATTGTTTTTAGTTTTGCAAAAATTGCTGATTATTACGCACACGCAACTGAAGAAATGCAACGCTTAATGGAACAAAGTGCTTTAGTTATTGTAGATTTTGATAAAGCAATTGAATACGGTTTTGTTTCCTTAAATGACCAGCTTTCAAGCCAATATTTAGAAGAACAAAATGCTGAATAATTTTTGTGTTTTTATTTTAAGTCATAATAGACATGACAGAGTTTACACTTACAAAACTTTGCGAGATAAAAATTACACAGGCAAAATTTTTATTGTGCTTGATGATGAGGATAAGTCTTATGACAAATACGTTAAGTTATACGATGATCAGGTTATTGTATTTTCTAAAACAGAAACAGAAAAAACTTTTGACATAGGCGATAACTTTAACGACAGAAGAGCAGTGGTATTTGCTAGAAATGCTTGTTTTGGTATTGCTAAAAAATTAAATTATAAATACTTTCTTGTTCTTGATGACGATTACACTGACTTTAGATGGTCTTTTGATAATAATAAAAAATATGTAACCAATAAATACATGAAAAATTTAAACAACATATTTAAAATTATGCTAGATTTTTATAAAAAAACATCTTTTACCAGTATTTGTATGGCGCAAGGTGGTGATTTTATTGGTGGTGAAGGCAGCGGTTTGAGTAAAACATTTATAGAAGGTCAAATTTCAAGAAAAATTATGAACAGTTTTTTATGCTCAACTGACAGACCTTTTCAATTTGTAGGTAGAATAAATGAAGATGTAAATGCCTATTGTTATTTTGGCAACAAAGGTCATTTGTTTATGACAGTTGCACAATTAAGATTAGAGCAAAAAGCAACTCAAAGCAATGCGGGTGGTTTAACAGACATTTATCTAGGCTCAGGCACTTATGTAAAAAGTTTTTACTCAGTGCTGTATAATCCATCTAGCGTTAAAGTAAGGCTAATGGGTCAAAGCAATAAAAGGCTACACCACAGTATTAACTGGGACGCTACAGTACCTAAAATTATTTCAGAGAAATTTAAAAAAAATGGCAAAGAAAAAATCTAAAACTAAAAACGAAAAACAATGGCTAAACAAAATGTCAGAATTTGGTTGCTGCATTTGCCGCAAATATTATGATATAACTGATGCGCCACCAGCCAATCTTCATCATCTAAGAGAAGGGGTAGGTATGGGACAAAAGTCTAGCGATTTTCTTGTTATACCATTGTGCCATTATCATCATCAAGGAGAAGGAGGGTTTCATACAAGCCCAAAGACTTGGATAGAAAAGTATGGCAAGGAATCAGAAATGTTAGAATGGGTATTAAATAATTTATAAACAAAGGAGATGTTATGAAAAAAATATTATTAGTTGGATTGTTTTGTGCGCCAATAGCTTTAGCTGATTCAGTAAATTACTTCAGTCCTGATAATGGTCAATTGACTATTGTAGACAATGCACAAGAGGTTAGGGTGATTGTAGATCAAAACGGTTCACAAGGGTTAGAGATAACTTCAAGCAACACCGGTCAAACATTTGTTTATGGTGATGAACTAAAGGTTATTGAAACAACGCCACTAGGAATTATTAGTTATTAGGAGTAAATATGGTAGCTGAATTTATATTAATGGTAGCAATAGGTAATGAGGCAGGTAATAATAGTTGTTGTCTTGCAGAGCATTATGTTGGCACATTTAAATCTTGCTTTGAAGCCCATGAGTATATAAAAAACCATATACCTGAAACACCAAAAGAAACACGATGCTTACACAAAGAAAACATAAACTTACCAAAAGACTTTAAACATAAATATATTATTGACTCATGCAAAATGAAAAGGAGCTGTGATGGGAAAAGGTAGTGGCAGAAGACCAGCAGGATTAGTAACGGATAAAAAACTACAAGAAAACTGGGATCGTATTTTTAGTCAAAAACCAAACGACCAACAATTTAAAAAGGATAATCATGGCAAAGACAAGCCCAACTCAACGGACATTAGCACGCCTAAAAAGTGAGAACTATGATTTAGTAGCCATTACCGAACGTTGGAATCCATTTGCAAGAATAAGGCAAGACCTTTATGGGGTAATAGATATATTGGCTATCAAAGATGGCGATACGGTAGCTATCCAAGTAACCAGTTATTCTAATGTTGGTGCAAGAGTAAAGAAAATAACTGAAAGTCTTGCCTTGCCCTTCCTACGAGCTGCTGGTTGGACTATATTAGTAGAGGGATGGAAGAAAGAAAAAAACGGCAGATATACCTCCAGAATTGTTGATTTATCTTAATTTAAAATAATTTGTAAAAAGACTTGCATTTAATATAAAAGAGCGTAATATTGTTTATGTAGTAATTAATAAACAAAGGAGATACAAAATGACTAATCAAGAAAAAATAGAAACTGTTGTTTTACCTAAAATCCATGCGTGGATTGCGGAATATCGCTATACTTTTAAAGGAAACCAAGACTGGATTCAAGCTAGAGTAGATGAGATATTAGAAAATCATGGTCTGCTTTGGGAGTATGTGACTAATGAATATGGCAGTAAAGATTATAAAGCCTTCAAAGGCATGTATGTGTCTAAAATTGCTGATCAAGTAATCTTTGAGTATTTTGATGAAATACTTAATGCTGAAGCCGATGCTAGTGAGCAACTATTTACACACGGATATTAATACAAAGGAGAAATAACATGGCAACAGATTCTTGTGAAGTTATTGGGTACGACAAAAATCAAAACGAAATACCTGTAATTGTTGAGTATGAAACAGAATACTTAGAAGCAGAGCCAGACGTTGGAAGCTTCGGTGGTTACGTTGTGTATATAAACAGTGCCATCTGTGACGCAGAAGGAACTCTTTATGACTATTCTTTTGAAGAGGAAGAAATGTGGTCAAAAAATATTGCTAAAGAATTGAATTATTAGTATTGATTTTTACCTTAAAATTTGGTATAATCCAATTGTTGGGATTATTGCGTCTTAAATTCTTCTTTTGAAGAAGCGTAAATCCCACACTCCTTTGTAGGCCCACTTCGGTGGGTCTTTTTTTTGTTACGGAGATTATTATGAAATGTGGTGGAAAAAAGAAAAGTAAAGGTGGTTACGGTAGAGGTAAGAAAAAGTAATGTGGTCCTGCTATATATATTGGGGCTTAAACCTAGGTTTTGAGTTTTACGAAGCAGAGATAGAGTACGAAGATGGAGATATAAAGCCAGTAGCATACTTTTTAATTAATATTGGACCAATAAGGATACAACGTGGAGAGTACATCTGATCAAGAGCCAAAAGCTTACGAGGATAAACTTGAAGAATTAAGAAGATGGTTTGAAGCAATTGGAGATTGTGTATGACTGCAAAGAAAAAAGGCGTTGATGGTAAAGCCTGTTGGAAAGGGTACAAATTTGCAGGGACAAAAAAAGGTAAAGATAAATGCGTAAAAGTAAAGAAAAGAAAAAAATAGTTAAATGGTAGAAGACTCACCATGCAACGGAATATGTAAGATAGTAGATGACACTGACGGAACACCAAAGTGCATAAGCTGTAAAAGAACCTACGATGATATTGACGATTGGTTTAAGTTATCAAGAGATGCAAGACTATATAGAATGCAACAACTAAAAGAAGGCAAATGATATGAATAATATAAATGATTACTTATCTCAACTGATCGCAATGATTACTGGAAGTGGATCAGCAATGGCACAACCAGGTGCGGTAGATCAAATATATAGTTCTGGAGACCCAGATCAGGGAGCAATAGAATACATACAAAAGATGAATCAAATGCCTGAAGAAGGATACTTAAAAGGTATGCCATTACCAAACAATGTTATAGATGGAACATTCCACACTCCTGAACAACTGATAGAACAAAAAATGAGAAACTCAGGTAATACCCCAATGCCACAAAGCTTTGATATAGAGAAAGTAAGAGAAATGATCCGCCAGAATAAAATGAGATAAAGCTATGGAAGACCAGTACATATACGAATTATTGTATGGCACTCCAAAGAATCAAGGTATGTTTGAAGGGTATATGAATCCACAAGCAGCAGTTGTTGGAGGCAATGTTGGTAACACAACATTTATGGATGGTGGAGGCTTATTAAACGTAGGTGGTGGAGCAACTTACCAACCCACGCAAGAAAACAAAATTAATCCTTATGCCTTTGCTAATTATAGCGATGGTAATCTAAATATTAAAGCTATGATGGACGAACAAGATAAAAGCTTAAAAGGTATGTACGGAAATCTAAATGCAGAATACACAAAGACTCCAATAGACACTATAAAAAGCTTAGGGTACAATACTAACAACTTTGGAGCAAACGTTACAAAGTCAGATAACAATACAGAATATAGTATGAGAACATTACTAAACAATATATTGGGTGGCAACTTAAATGCTGAAGCATCTAAAGACGATTATAATAAAAGATTAATGTTCAATTGGAGCAAAGATTTTTAAACCATTATGGATAAAGAAGAGATAAAAGCTTTAGCTGCTAAACGCAGTTCTGAGGTTAATAAAGGAAACACAAACTCTAGTAAAAAGAATAGGTTACTGAAAGATACACTTAACCGAATTATTACCCAAGATGATGCGTTAAGAGCCAGAAGAGTTATGGAAGCTTTAGTAAGAAAAGCTGAAGAAGGTGACACAAAAGCCATTGATATGGTTCTTGATCGCATAGAAGGAAAGGTTCAAAGTCAAACAGATATAACTTCTTCTGATGGCTCACTAAGCAACAACCTTAAGATAGAGTTCGTTGATGTCGAATCAAAAGTTCCCGAGTAAACTTAAATGGCTATTTGAACCACATCGCTTTAAGGTAGCTTACGGTGGTAGAGGTTCTGGTAAGTCATGGAACTTTGCTAGAGCGTTATTAATCCAAGGTACAGAAAAGCCCATGCGTATTCTTTGCGCCAGGGAAGTTCAAAAATCTATTAAACAGTCAGTTCATACGCTGCTTAAAGATCAGATACAAGACTTAGGTCTTGGAGAGTTTTACGAAGTCATAGAAACGTCTATACGAGGTATCAACGGTACAGAATTTAGCTTTGCAGGCCTAGCAACCAACACTGTTGAAAGTATAAAATCTTTTGAGGGTGTTGAGGTTGTTTGGGTAGAAGAAGCACAGACAGTTAGTAAGAGATCATGGGAGATATTAATACCTACGATCAGGAAGCCTGGTAGCGAGATCTGGGTGACGTTTAACCCTTACATGGACACTGATGAGACTTACAAGCGTTTCGTCATTAACAAGCCTCCTAACGCTCGCATAGAGAAGGTTAACTACTCTGATAACCCTTGGTTTCCTCAAGTACTAGAGATTGAACGTGCTAGATGTTTAGATCAAAACAAAGAAGACTATGCAAACATCTGGGAAGGCGACACTAAAGCTGCGGCTGACGGTGCTATCTATCACAATGAGATACGATTGGCGCAAGAAGAAGGACGTATAACTAACATACCAAGTGATGCTTTATTAAAGACTCACGTAGTTATGGACTTAGGATGGAATGATTCTATGTCTATTATCCTATGCCAGAGATCACTATCGGAGATCCGAGTGATTGATTACATAGAAGACGATCACAGGACACTAGACAGCTACTCTGATCAGTTGAAAAAGTTAAACCACAACTGGGGAACGATGTACTTACCCCATGATGCTAGAAACAAAGACTTTAAGTACGGTACAAGTGCTGAAGAGATCATGCAGAAGCTAGGATGGGACACTGAGATCATACCTAGATCTGATATAGAGACAGGCATCAAGCTTGCAAGGATGACCTTTAGCAGAGCTTACTTTGATGCTGATAAAAGCAAACGACTGATTGAATGCTTAAAGAATTATAGAAGAGCTATTAACCAAACAACACAAGAGCCTGGTGCTCCGCTTCATGATGAATACAGTCATGGTGCAGATGCCTGGCGTTATGTCTGTGCAGTGGTTGACGGCATGTCTAACGAGGCTTCCTCATGGGATAAACCTCTACAACAAAATAACCAATGGATCGTATAAATGGCAATAGATGAAAACAAACTAAAAGCGTACCTAGAGTCTGAGATAGATGACTCCATCGGATACCTAGAGACAGAAACAACAGACCAACGCCAGGAAGCACTAGAATACTATTTGCGGGAGAAGT